GGGCAGGGCCTTGCGGTTCCTGGCCCCGGCTACGGAGGGTCCGCACAAAATTTTTTTTAAAAAATCAGTTTCAGCTCCCCGCAAAACATTTAACAGCAATCAACTCACGCTTCCTTCTTGCCAACCCTTCGCGGCTAACATACGATGCCTTACATGACATGGCACACGCTCCCCCATGAACCGCGCAAACTTCAAGCCACCGAGGCGCGTTTAGACGCGATCTACGCTGCGGCGCGACGCGGGTTAAAAAACGATTCGCTAGCGCTGGCTGCGGGTATGCAGCCCGCAGAGTACAGACAATTATGCCAATTCGACCAGTTGGCCGAAATGGCTGAGTTAAAAGGCCACGCTGACGGCGAAATGGAAATCTCTGGTCTGCTGCACGAAGCCGCACGAAATGGCGACGCCAAAGCAGCGTTGGAGATTCTGAAACACGTTCATGGATGGACAGCCAAACAAGAACTGACGGTTGACGTGTATCAGAAGATTAGCATTGTTCAGGCGTTGCAAGACGCGCAGTCGCGCCTGATCGACCATGACGCATTGGAAAAGCTACCGTATACTGCGTCCTGACTCTGACCCAAAGGATACCAAAATGATTGCCTTCTTGTTTTTTCTTCTTGTTACTCCGGCCCACGCCGGACCCGCACTGGCGATCTGCCGGGGTGAGTACGCGCTGTGCGCGGCGTCCAGCACCGAGCCAACCGGCAACAGTATTGTGGTCAATGGCGTGGCATTCCGCGAAGGGGCCTCGATCTGCCCGGTTCTGCGCGGCCCCGCCATTGCCGATCTGAATCTGATGAATGGCTCCTGCAACGCGCCCAAGGGCAAGGTGTGGAGCCTGTTCTCCAACCGCACGAGCTACCCGCAGGCCCCGACATGGGCGTGGCAACCCGCCGTGCACCGGACGTTTACCACGACGGCGAAACCCGGCGGCGGGATGTCGAATATGTGGTCTTACGCCTGCTCCAAGATTGAGACCCGCGTGAACGGCGTACAATTGGCGCGATGCCTTGGCCCGCTGAATGAATCTCCGTGGACGGGCGGGCGCGTGGCGCCGGGAACCAATGTCGTGACGGATGCACCCGATGGCGCGTCCAACCCCGTGGGCGGCAACATTCCTTAGCCAGACACGCCCAAGAGGCCCCTCATAATGGCGCAATTACCAGTCTACACGTCTACCGAAGAACAAATACTAATGACAAAGATGTGGTCTCCGGGTGTGGCGGACGACCCGGAAAACTTCGTGCTGTTCGCGTTCCCGTGGGGCAAACCGAACACGCCGCTGGCGCGGTTTAAGGGGCCGCGCACATGGCAGCGGCGGGTGTTGCGGGAACTTTCGGCGCACATCAAGGCCAACAAGGGCCAACTTCAAATGGACACGCTGCGTAAAGCAGTGGCGTCAGGACGCGGCATCGGCAAATCGGCGCTGGTAAGTTGGCTAATCTTGTGGATGATCTCGACGCGCATAGGATCGACCAGCATCATCTCGGCTAACTCGGAAGCGCAACTTAGGTCCGTGACATGGGGCGAGTTGACCAAGTGGACGGCTATGATCATCAATTCGCATTGGTGGGAGATTAGCGCGACCAAGCTCATGCCCGCCAGATGGCTGTGCGAGCTGGTGGAACGCGATCTGAAGAAGGGCACGCGCTACTGGGCGGCGGAGGGCAAGCTGTGGTCCGAAGAGAACCCCGACAGCTACGCGGGCGTGCACAACCACGACGGGATGCTGCTGATCTTTGACGAGGCCAGCGGCATACCCGACCCGATTTGGGCGGTGGGCGCGGGGTTTTTTACCGAGAACGTGCTGGACCGTTACTGGTTCGCGTTTAGCAACCCCCGGCGTAACCAGGGGTATTTTTTTGAGACGTTTCATTCCAAGCGGGCGTTCTGGGATACGACATCAGTAGACGCGCGCACTGTCGAGGACACCGACAAACAGGTGTACGAGCAGATTATTGCGGAATACGGCGAAGATAGCGGCGAGGCCAAAGTTGAGGTCTACGGCGAGTTTCCGTCCGTAGGCGACGATCAGTTTATCTGGCCGCTGCTGGTAGACGACGCTATGAAGCGTGAACGGTACAAAGACATGACCGCGCCCATTATCATGGGTATTGACCCCGCGCGAGGCGGGGCCGACTCGACCGTCATTGTCGTGCGGCAGGGGCGTGATCTCACGTCCATCAAGCGGTACTCGGGCGAGGACACCATGATGATCGTGGGCCGCGTCATCGACGCTATCGAAGAGTACAAGCCAACGCTGGTTGTCATTGACGAAGGCGGCTTGGGGTACGGCATCCTTGATCGACTGAACGAGCAGCGGTACAAAGTGCGCGGGGTCAACTTTGGCTGGAAGGCAAAAAATTCAATAATGTGGGGCAACAAACGCGCCGAAATCTGGGGTGCAATGCGGGATTGGCTCAAAACAGCGTCTATTCCGGTAGACAGGCAGTTGAAATCGGATTTGATTGGGCCTACAAAGAAGCCTAACTCGTCAGGCACCATCTTCCTCGAAGGGAAAAAGGAAATGCGGGCACGCGGATTGGCATCTCCCGACGCAGCCGACGCGCTAGCGGTGACGTTTGCGTATCCCGTAGCGTCCCGCGCGTATGTAGAGAAACCCCGCCACACCTACAGTTCAGCGTCCAACGTCACCAACTCATGGATGGGATCATAATCATGGCTAATTCGCAATCTATCGGCATCGCCTACCTCGATCAGGACATTATTGGGGCGCAGTACATCTTCTCTAACGAGCAGATTGGTTACGGCACGGCGGCGCAGGGTTCCGTTACGCAGGCGACCGACAAGTCCACGGGCGTCACGCTCAACAAGTCGTCTGGTCAGATTACCATGAACGGCGCGGCACTGGCGGGCAACACCGCTGTGACGTTTACGTTGACCAACAGCCTGATCAGCACCAAAGATGTGATCGTCCTGAACGTCGGCAGCGTCGGTACGGCGGGCGCGTACACGACCTATGTGTCCAGTTTGGCCGCTGGATCAGCGGTGCTGACGCTTCGCAACCTGACCAGCGGTTCGTTGTCTGAGGCGGTTGTCATCAATTACGCCATCATCCACGGCCAGTAACATGCCGCTCAAAAAGTCCCCTACGCCCAAGGCGTTCAAGACCAACGTGGCGACTGAGATAAAGGCTGGCAAACCGCCCAAGCAGGCGGTTGCCATTGCTTACTCCGTCAAGCGCGCGGCTGCAAAGCCGTCAAAGGGCAAGTAACATGGATTATTCAGGGGTAGCTGCGGCGGGCCGCGTGTCAAGCGGGGGCGGGTCTCGTAAGAAAAACCCAGCCACGATTCTTGACACAATGCGTAGCCGTCTGACGATGGCTATCGCCGCTTATTCTGAAAGCCGCGAAGATGAGTTGGACGATCTGCGGTTCTTTGCCGGATCGCCCGACAATCAATGGCAGTGGCCCGCTGACGTGCTGGCTACTCGTGGTTCAGTGCAAGGCCAGACAATCAATGCAAGGCCCTGTCTGACCATTAACAAACTTCCGCAACATGTAAGACAAGTGACAAATGATCAAAGACAAAATAGACCAAGCGGCAGGGTCATTCCTGTCGATGACAAAGCAGACGTGGAAGTCGCTGAGATTTACGACGGCCTTGTTCGTCACATCGAGTATATGTCGGATGCGGACGTGGCTTACGATACTGCTTGCGAAAATCAGGTAACGTATGGCGAAGGTTACATCCGGTTACTTACGGAGTACTGCAACGACGATACCTTTGACCAAGACATCCGCATTGGGCGTATTCGCAACTCTTTTAGTGTTTATATGGACCCTACCATTCAAGACCCATGTGGATCTGACGCCAAATGGTGCTTTATTACGGAAGACCTTACGAAATCCGAATATGTAAGACTGTTTCCAGACGCCATGCCAATTTCGTCTATTCAACAGCAAGGCGTTGGCGACGAGAACTTGTCTAATTGGTTGAACGAGGATGTAGTTCGTATTGCAGAATATTTTCATATTGAGTACGAACCCGGCAAACTTAACCTGTACCCGGACAACCGCACCGCGTTTGAGGGAAGCCGCGAAGACGCCATGTTCAAGGCGTCCGGTTTGACTCCGCTCAAAAGCCGCGATGTGGACCGTAAGCGCGTCAAATGGTGCAAAACCAACGGCTACGAGATGCTGGAAGAGAACGACTGGGCTGGCCAGTGGATTCCGGTCATCCGCGTCGTTGGCAACGAATTTGAGGTAGATGGCCGTCTTTTTGTGTCTGGATTGGTGCGAAATGCCAAAGACGCTCAACGAATGTACAATTATTGGGTGTCCGCTGAGACTGAAATGTTGGCTTTAGCTCCTAAAGCGCCATTTATAGGCTACGGAGGCCAATTTGAGGGATATGAACAGCAATGGAAGACCGCAAACGTCAATAATTGGCCGTATTTGGAGGTCAACCCCGATGTTACGGACGGCCAAGGATCTGTGTTGCCGCTTCCGCAACGGTCTCCGCCGCCTATGGTGCAATCAGGGCTCATACAGGCCAAAGCGGGGGCGTCTGACGACATCAAATCAACCACGGGTCAGTACGATAGTAGCCTGGGCGCAACTAGCAACGAACGGTCAGGCCGAGCAATACTGGCTCGTGAAAAACAAGGCGATACAGGTACATATCACTACGTTGATAATTTAGCCCGCGCTATTCGCTACACAACGCGCCAGATTGTTGACATGATACCCAAAATATACGACACGCAACGTGTTGCTCGCATTATTGGTATGGACGGCGAGACAAACATGGCAAAGATTGACCCGACGCAACAAGAACCTGTTCGAAAGATCGTCAATCCTGAAAACCCCAACATTGTGTTGGAAAAGATATACAATCCCGGCGTTGGCAAGTACGATGTGTGCGTTACAACGGGGCCAAGCTATATGACAAAACGTCAAGAAGCCCTTGACTCGATGTCGCAACTTCTTCAGGGCAACCCGGCGCTTTGGGCCGTTGCAGGCGATCTGTTTATTAAGAATATGGACTGGCCAGGGGCGCAAGAGATGGCAAAACGGTTTGCCAAGACTATTGACCCTAAACTCATGGCTGACGACGACAAATCTCCGGAATTGCAGGCCGCTGAACAGCAGATGGAAGCAATGGGCAAAGAAATGGAGCAGATGCACAAAATGCTTCAGAACGTCAATCAATCCGTTGAAATGCAGGATCTAGAACGCAAGAACTTTGAAGCAACAATCAAAGCGTTTGACGCAGAGACTAAGCGGATCAGCGCCGTGCAGGCAAGCATGTCACCTGAGCAGATACAGGATATTGTTATGGGTACTGTGCACGGTATGATTACCAGCGGTGATCTGGCGGGCGAAATGCCGGGGCAAGACTTGCCGGGCGAAGAATCTGGTATGCCGTATGACATGCCGCAAAACATGCCGCCTGACGCGCAGTCAGAAATGTTCCCTGATATGCCGCAGAGTATGCCCCCTGGTATGCAACCGGATATGCCTTCTGGTATGCCGCAAGGTATGCCTCCGCCGGGAATGCCGCAATGAAAAAAGCGGCGGATTTTGTAGGCTATCTGTTTCTGGCGCGGGATGTCACGCATTCCGTTCATTTGAACACCCGTAGCTTTGCCAAGCATAAGGCGCTCGAGAAATTCTACAAAAACATCGCAGAGCTGGCGGACACCTTTGCGGAGATGTATCAGGGCCGTCACGGGCTTATTGGCGGGATTGGTCTTCAGACGGCTAAGAAGACTACTAACGTAGTTGAATTTCTGGAGATTCAATTAACCGAGATAGAAGCCTGCCGGTACGAAGTGGTGGATGAGAAAGACACTCCGCTGCAAAATATCATTGATGAAATTGTGGGCTTGTACCTTACAACTCTGTACAAACTCAAGTTTCTAACGTGACACGCTACAGGATAGGATAGGTCTATGGCCTTTGTAACCGCAGATCGTGTCAAGGACACTTCGACCACAACGGGCACCGGGAGCATTACTGTCTCCGGCGCATCGCCTACGGGATATCGGACTTTTTCTACCGTATTAAGCGCTGCGGACACGTTTTATTACTGCATACAAAGCCAAACTACAGCCGAATGGGAAGTGGGTATTGGCACCTATTCCAGCGCCAATGTTTTTGCCCGCACCACCATCTTGTCGTCTTCGAACAGCAATCTTGTCGTTTCTTTTCAAGCAGGCGTTAAGAATGTATTCATCACGCTTTCGGCCACGAAAACGCTTCAGCTTGGACCCGCCGACGCACCTACGGCGGGAACAATACCATATGGTAACGGCTCTACGTTGGCGTACTCGGCGGTTGGTACGGCGGGGTATGTGCTTAAATCTGGTGGTGCGGGCGCGCCTACATGGGACGCCGCAGGGGCGGGCTCGGTTACCAGTGTAGCTCAGTCGTTTACGGGCGGCCTTATTTCGGTATCCGGGTCTCCCATTACGAACTCAGGCACGTTGGCTCTGACAGTTGCTGGAACTTCCGGGGGCATCCCATACTTTAGTAGCGCGTCAACGTGGGCAACTTCAGCTCTGTTGACCGCAAACGCCATCATGATTGGCGGCGGCGCGGGCGCATCGCCCGCAACAACAACAACTGGTACGGGCGTTGTAACGGCGCTGGGCGTAAATGTAGGGTCTGCGGGCGCTGTTGTGGTCAATGGCGGCGCACTTGGCACACCATCCAGCGGCACGCTGACAAATGCTACCGGGCTTCCTCTTTTGACTGGCGTGACGGGTACGCTTGCTATTGCTAATGGCGGCACCGGCCTTGCATCTACACCGGCAAATGGCAGTCTGCTTTACGGAACCGGATCTGCGCTTGCTTACTTGACCGCAGGCACGGCGGGCCAATTTCTTCAATCTAATGGCGTTGCGGCGCCCACATGGGTCACCCCCTCTGGAACTGGCACTGTTACAAGTGTCAATGTTAGCGGCGGCACAACAGGATTAACCTATAGTGGCGGCCCTGTCACTACGTCGGGCACTATAACGCTTGCCGGTACGCTTGCTATTGCTAACGGCGGCACCAACACCACCGCAACACCTACGGCGGGTACTGTCCCATATGCACGGGCACTGCCCTTGCCTATTCGGCGGCTGGCACGTCAGGGCAAGTGCTTACGTCTGGAGGCGCTGGCGCACCTACATGGACTACTGTAGGCGGGCTAGGCACGGTTACCAGTGTTGCCGTTA